GGCGATCGACGGGAGGAACGTCTTCTACGTGTACCCGACCTTCGCCCTGGCCAGCCGCGCCGTGAGGGGCCGGGTCGACCGCACCATAGAGTTCACCCCGTTCTACCGTGAGGTGCTCAAGGCCTCCAGGGTGCTCACCACCAAGCAGTCCGAGAGCATGTTCCTGAAACACCTCGGCCCGGGGGCCATAGCCTTCGCCGGCTCGAACACCTCCAGCGTGTTCACCGAGTTCGCCGCCGACGACCTGGTCGTGGACGAGGAGGACGAGTGCGACCAGGAGAACCTTGAAATGGCCCCGGAGCGGCTTTCGGAGAGCGTGGACAGGAACGTCACCAGGATCGGCCAGCCCTCGGTGAGCGGGGTCGGGATGGCCCGCAGGTACTTCAAGGAGAGCGACCGGAAGCGGTGGCACATCCGCTGTAGTTGTGGGCGCTGGCAGGTGCCGGAGTTCTTCCGCCATGTCGTGAGGCGCCAGGAGGACGGCGACTACCTGATCCGCGACTCGGACTGGGAGCCCGGGGGCTCCAGGGACGCCAGGCTGTTCTGCGACTGTGGCCGGCCCCTGGACAGGTACGCCCCCGGGGAGTGGGTCGCGGAGAGGAGGGCCCCAGCCTCGGGCTACCAGATCTCCAAGCTGTTCAGCACCAGGGAGCGGATCGCCGACATGATCGACCGCTTCAACCGGGGCCTGGCCAACCCCACCGTCATGAAGCGCTTCTATAACGGGGACCTGGGGCTGCCCTTTGAAATGGCCGGCTCCAAGATCACCAGGGAGGAGGTCCTCGGGGCAATCGGCATGCACGGCATGGGCTACCAGCCCGGGACCCGCTGCGTGCTGGGCTGCGACGTCGGGAGCCAGCTGTATGTCGTGATCGGGGAGCTGTCCGGCTCCCGCCTGGTAGTGAGGCTCATGCGGGCCTTCGGCTCCGCGGAGCTCGCCGACTTCAAGGAGCTGGCCAGGCTGTACCGGGAGTACCACTGCGTCGCCGGCGTGATCGACGCCCTGCCGGAGCAGCGCCTGTCCAAGCGCTTCGCCCGCTCCTTCCGGGGGGCGTTCTACTGCTTCTACGGCGAGGTGAAGCGGGACATGGTCGACCCGGAGCATAAGATCGTCACCGTGGACAGGACCGGCGCCATAGACGCCGTGCGGGAGGGGCTGCTCACCGGGGAGCTGCTCCTGCCCAGGGAGGCGGAGGGAATCCCCGAGGTCGTGGACCATTTCACGGCCCTGACCCGGGTCATGGACGAGAAGCGCGGGAGGTTTGGCTGGCTCGGGGACGAGCCGGACCACTACCTGCACGCCGCCGACTATATGCTGGTGGCAAAGCGGCTGCTGTCGATGGCGGCCTAAAGGAGGAAGGGATGCGCGAGACCGTAGAGGAGATCATGGGGCGGTTCAGCTTTCACCCCTCGGACCGGCACAAGGACGAGGCCATGGCGCGGCTGCGCCTGGCGTTCAAGAGCGCCGCGTCGGTGGTCGCCGACGAGCTCCCGGAGAGCCGCGAGCGAAGCGTGGCCCTGCGGAAGCTCGAGGAGGGCCTGTTCTGGGCCAACGCGGGCGTCGCCCGCGCCTCGGGTGCGAATCGGTTGAAGGAGCAAAGGAAATGAAGGAGTACAAGCTGCGCGACATCTACACCGTGGCCTTCGTGGTGATCCTGCTGCTGTCGAACATCATCGCCGGCAAGATCATCAAGGTGGGGCCGCTGGTGGTCACCGGGGCGCTGTTCCTGTTCCCCCTGAGCTACATCTTCGGCGACGTGCTTACCGAGGTGTACGGCTACGCCAGGAACCGGAGGATCATCTGGCTGGGTTTCGGGGCCAACGTGCTGATGGCCCTGGTCTTCCTCATGGCCGTCGCCCTGCCGCACCCGGAGTTCTGGAAGGGCCAGGAGCACTACCGGGCCGTGCTCGGCGTGGTGCCCAGGATCGTCCTCGCCTCGCTGGCCGGCTACTGGTGCGGGAGCTTCGTCAACGCCTGGATCATGGCCCGCATGAAAGCGTGGATGGTGAAATGGGACCCGAAGCACCGCTTCCTGTTCCTGCGGACCATCGCCTCGACGGTCTGCGGGGAGGGGGTCGACTCGGTCCTGTTCGTGCTGGTCGGCTTCCTCGGCTCCATGCCCTTCGGCGTGGTGCTGACCATGGTCGCCTGGCAGTGGATCGGGAAGACCGCGATAGAGGCCGTCATGACCCCGGTCACCTACCTGGTCGTCCGCGCCACCAAAAAGGCGGAGGGGATGGACGTCGTCGGCTCGGACACCTACTCCCCGTTCCGTCTCGGGGTCAAGGAGTGAGGGAGGTCGTTTGCTTTACCTGGGGGGAGCTCGTCGCCTACGGGCTCCTCCTGGGCCTGGCCTGGGGCTTCCTGGAGTACCTCGGGGGCCTGTTGGCCAAGAGGCTGCGCAGGCGCAGGCCGGGGATCGCCTACTGCGGGCGCTGCGGGCACCCGTTCGTGGCGAGGCTTGGGGCCTTCGATTGCCCGGCGTGCGGGGCGAAGATCGACATAAAGGCCCGCGGCGTGGTACACTCTAATCATCCGTAGAGCAGGGGGACACCATGGGACTTTCCGACTGGCTGAGGAAGAAGGGGGAGGCCCTGCAGCGCAGGGCGGAGCTGATGCGCAAGGCCGCCGCAGGCCACCTGGAGGGCGTGGTCACCATGGAGGGGACGCTGTCGATCCGTCACTTCCGAAACACCGGGAGGCTGACGCCGACCGGCCGGCCGCAGAGGAAGTGGGTCGACCTGGGGGTCGTCTCCAGGAGGAAGGTCACAGTCGCCTTCGTGAACCACCTGGTAGACTCCCTGCAGAACCAGACCACCAAGCCAATCGATACCTTCAAGTACCACGACTCGGGCACCGGGGTCGTCGCGGAGAGCAACGCCGACACCGCCCTGGGGACGCCGTGCGGGGAGGCCAGGGACGTCGGGACGCAGATCGAGGGGGCGACCCCGAACATCTACAAGAGCGTGGCGACGCACACGTATGCCGGCAGCTTCGCGATCACCGAGCACGGCCTGTTCAGCGCCTCCTCGGGGCCTACCCTAATGGACCGCTCCGTGTTCGCCGCGGTGAACGTGGCCATCGGCGAAAAGATCGAGTTCACCTACGAGCTGACCTGCAACGCCGAGGCCTGAGCAATGGTTCTCGACGCTACGACGAAAAGCCTGCAGATCGACCTGGCTGGGGCGATCACCACCAATCAGCTCGTGTTCATCGTGGACTGGGTCGATGTTTTTGCCGATGGCACTTTCAAGCCTGGCAACTCGCACGGGTTGACGAACGGGACGACCGCCGTCGAAATGGTCGCCGCCCCCGCGCTGAGCACCACGCAGCGGATCATCCGTTACATTAGCGTCTACCAGAAAGACACGGCCAACGCGACGGTGACCGTTCAGGAGCTGGACAGCGCGACAATCCGTGAGGGGATTGTGACCCTGTTGCAGCCCGGGCATACCCTGGAATGGACGCCCGAAAATGGCTGGAGGATCGCCGCTCTCGGGGCCGCTTCCGACACCGCCGCGGGGATTATCGAGATCGCGACGCAGGCAGAAATGGAAGCGGGCACGGACGTGCTGCGGGCCGTCACCCCGGGGCGGCAGCACTTCCACCCATCGGCCTGCAAGGCCTGGGGCATGGCGGCGGGCGCGGGCTCGCTCACCACAAGCTACAACATCACCAGCATCACCGACACCGGCACGGGGCGCCTGGGCGTGAACATCGCCACGGACATGTCCAGCGCCAACTATTCGATCATCGCGCAGATACAGCGCGGCACGACCACGCTGACAGTAGCGGACGTGGAGCAGTGCGCCATCCGCAACGCCAGTCAGACGGCGGGCGTCTTTGAAATCGAGTCCTACGACCACACAGCAACGACCCTTGCTGCCGACGACCCGGCTCAATACTACTGGGCCTGCTTTGGAGACATATAGATGAACCGAAAAGTCGTGAGGGTGGCGATCCGGCAGGCCGACGAGACGGTAGCCGTCATGGAGTTCTCGGTGATCAACCGGGGAAGCATCTTGCCAAGCGGAGCGGAGTGGGTCGACAGGGCCGCGGGCTGGTGGATGCGCGAGGCGAACCCTGCGAACATCGAGGAAGATATCAACCGAGCGATCTTCGTGCCAGGCCAGGGCGGCTACCTCCTGGGGCCGATCCTCGGCTACCGCGTCATGCGCGAGGACGAGGAGGCCCCCAAGCGCGGCCCCTACCGCGGAGCTTACCGTGATCGGGGCGGAAAGCTGGAGGTGGACATGCCAGCGGCCCGCGAGCTTCACCGGGAGCGCCTGCGGATTCGGCGAGTCGCGAAGATGCAGGAGCTTGATGGTGAGTGGATGCGGGCCAAAGGGCAGGGCAAGGAGCTCGATGCCCATGCGGTGGAGGTGAAGCGCCAGGCCCTTCGCGACCTTCCTGCCGACCCGAGGATCGACGAGGCCGGGACCGTGGAGGAGCTGGCGGCGCTCTGGCCGAAAGAGCTGGGGAGGGCCTGAGCCTGGCCAAGTATAGGCTTGACTGCAACCTAAAGGAGAGCCTGGACGGTTTCGGTCGGGGCTACTCCCTCGATGCCTTTCTTCGAGAGAGATTCCTTTCCCCGTCATCGGCTATATTTTTCGTGTCGGTGGCCGGCGCCTTCGGGTTTTCGGGGGGCCTGCAGAAAAAGACCTCGTTGCTGCGCGGGGGCTCATTGGCCATGACCGGGAAGGCAACCAAGAGCACGGGCTTGCGTCGAGCGGGGCAGCTGTCCTTCTCGGGCTCAACGGCAAAGAAGACAAGCCTCTCCAGGGGAGGAGCGCTGTCGTTCTCCGGGGCCCTGGCGAGGGCCGTCATGAGGGTCGTCGCCCTGGCCGGCTCCCTGAGCATGTCCGGCTCCCTGGGGAAGCGCACCTCCAAGGCGCTCTCGGGGACCCTGGCGATGGCTGGCGCGGTCTCCAGGCTGACGAGCAAGGCCCTTTCAGGGGCGCTGAGCCTTTCCGGCTCCGTCGCGAAGCTGACCGGGAAGGGGCTCGCGGGGGCGCTGTCCTTCTCCGGCGCCGCGGCCAAGATGGCCTCGAAGGGCCTGGCCGGCGCCCTGAGCTTCTCTGGCTCAGTCGCCAGGGCAGCGACGAGGATCGTCTCCCTGGCCGGCTCCCTCTCCTTCTCCGGGAGCCTGGCCGCGCAGAAGATCACCGCCTTCCTGGTCGTGGTCGGGGGAGTGCTCACCTTCTCCGGCTCCGTCTCCACCCTGCGCACGCTAAAGATCGCGGTCGGGGGCGCATTGTCGTTCTCCGGTTCCCTGCTCAAGGCCACGAGCAAGGGGCTGTCCGGGGCCCTGTCGTTCCTGGGAAGCGTGGCGAGGCTGTTCATCGGCAATCCTCCCCAGGCCTGGGGCCTGTCCGAGGCGACGACCGAGGCGTTCGGGGCCAGCGAGGCGTACACCGAGGCCTCGGGGGAGAGCGTGGCGATCACTGAGGCATGGGGGCAGTCATGGGCAAGCTGAGGGTCGGGGCGGATATTCGCCTGCATCTTACCGCCAAGGTGGACGTTGCCACCGGGTCCGTGGTCATGAAGTGGATCAGGCCGGGGAACCCGGACGTGTTCGAGGGGGCGGTCGTCGTGGAGAACGCGGCGATCTGCCAGGTCGTGAGGGACTTCACCCCGGCCGAGAACTGCGCCGGGGGGCGCTGGAGGTTCTGGCTGGAGGGGGTCAAGAGCGACGGCAAGAGGTTCGTCGGGGAGACGTACTACCGGGACATCTTCGAGCCCGGCGAGTAGAGGGAGAGGAGGGAGAGAGGATGAAATGTCCGAAGTGCGGCAAGGGCCTGGTGCTCAGGCCCGCAATGGTGGAGCTGGTCTGCTCCTGTGGCTATAGCTATGGCATGGCCGAGGGCCTGCCCAGGGAGCGGGACCGGAGAGGAAGGACGGCGTGCCTGGATTTCGACGGGGTCCTGCACAGCTACTCAAGCGGCTGGAAGGGGGCGGCGGAGATCCCGGACCCTCCTAACGAGGGGGCCCTGGAGGCCGTTGAGGCCCTGCGCCAGTGCTTCCATGTCGCCGTGCAGTCGACGCGCTGCGCGACGCCCGCTGGCCTGCAGGCGGTTAAGGCCTGGCTGCGCAGGCATCGCATCCCCGTGGACGAGGTGGCCTCGGAGAAGCCCCCGGCCTTCGTGTACCTGGACGACAGGGGCCTGCGGTTCGAGGGGGACTGGGCCGACGCCGTGTTTAACATCTACCGGCTATACACGGCTCAAAAGCTGGGCCGCTGATGGACGCCTTCCTGTTCGGCGACGGGAGGCCGGTCACCGGGAAGGGCTTCGGCAAGCCGGAGCTCCGCTACGAGATTCCTCCGGGGGCGAAGCCCTCGCGCTGCAAAGGCTGTGGGGGCGTGGTGTACTGGGTCAAGACCGAAAAGGGCAAGGATATGATCGTCGACGTAGACGGGGTCCCCCACTGGGGGGCCTGCCGAGCCCGCGACGATTTCAAGCCCGGGCGTAGGGGCCAGCTGCAGCTGGACGTGTAGAGGAGGGAGAGGGCATGAACACAATCGAGGAGTGCTACGTCGCCAACTATAGCGACGGGGAGGGGCGCCCGGCCGGGGGCGTTGTGGACGGGATGGGCCTGAGCATCCGCTGGCAGAACGGCCTGCTCGGGAGGGGCCCGGAGAGGAAGGCCCCGAACGGCGCCTTCGTGGAGACGGTGATCGCCGTCGCCGCGAAGCGCCTGGAGTTCTACCAGGAGGGCCCGTTCGCCTGCGAGGAGAACGAGATCGCCCTGCGCAAGCTGGAGGAGGCCCTGGACTGGCTGCACACGAGGACCGAGGACAGGGAGCGCCGGGGGGTCGAGGGGACCCACCAGCCGTGAGCGAGCCCAAGGCGGGGAGGATCGCCAAGGCCACGCCGCTCGCCTTCCGGCCCAGGACCAAGGACCAGGAGGCCACCCTGGCCGTCTGGCTCATCGAGGGGCCCTTTCACCCGTTCTGGAGCCGCTGGGTCGCCAGCGCGATACACCTGCGGAACATCGAGGGGGTGAGGCCCGCCCACCTGGAGGCCCCCGACATGACCCATGAGCTGCTCATCGCCTCGGTGAACCCGGATTCCGAGGTCAAGGAGGGCTTTCCGCAGTTGGGGGACCTGTTGACGCCCATCGACCAGGTCGTCCAGTTCAGGGCCAGGGACGACGAGGCCGCCCGCAGGGTCCTGGAGAGGGTCCTCGACCTGGTCTGCGATGGTGCCTCCCCGGATCAGGACTTCCGCAGCTTCTGGCGCCGGGTTATCCCGGAGATCGCCGGGGCCGTCGAGGCGGAAGGGGGGCACCCGTGCGGGCACTTCTGAGGCTATGCGCTCAGTGCGCCAAGAGGCCGGCAGTCTGGCGCATGCCGGCCGTGCCAGGCAAGCTCAAGCTGCCGCTCTGCCGGGTCTGTGCAAGGGAGTGGAAGCGCTGGAGGGCTACCAGGTTCTTCGTGGTGCATAAGACCCGCTCGGTCGGCCCGACGGAGCTGGCCTTGCGCCCCTGCTCCGGCAGGCAGTATACTCCAGGGTAGGGGAGGGGACAGTGCACGTCGCCGTCACCGCCGAGCAGCTCGTCGGCCTTCTACAGCGAAAAATCAGCGACAGGGGCCTATCGGTCTACTCCGTCAGCGAGCTCATGGGCGTCGCGGGCAGGGCCAAGGATGGGCACATCGTCTCCGGCTTCTACCAGCGGCCGATCTTCCGCCTGGACCCCTGGGAGCGCATCGAGATTTTCAACACCTGCGCCCCGGTCATGGGGATCGTCACCAGCCGGCAGAACCGGATCGCCGCGCTGGAGTGGAACGTCGTCCCCGACCGGAAGCAGGAGGACCGGATCGCCTCCGCCCTGGGGGACCTCAAGAGCGTCTACGATGAGCACGAGGGCCTCGAGGACGCCCGGGCCCTGACCCTCCGGGCCACCCTTGCCGCCAGGCTGCGCAGGGAGCTACCGGGGCTCCGCCCGGACCTGGGCAACTTCAACGGGGCCCTGGCCCGCTGGAGGCGCAGGCTCAAGGAGCGCCACGAGGACCGCAGCTCGGAGATCGAGGACTGGCTGCTCAAGCCCAACCAGCGCGACACCTTCGGGGACATCTGCAAGAAGATCGTCTTCGACCTCATGATCCAGGGCGCGGGTGCCGTGTTCAAGAAAGCCCGCACGGGGCTCCTGGAGTCGTGGCACATCCTGCCGGGGGGCACAGTGTACCCCATGAAGGGGCGATACGCCGGAAGCCCGGAGCTCTACGCCCAGGTCCTCCCCTCCGCAGAGGAGGCCCAGGTCTTCGGCCCCGACGAGCTGTCCTACATGGTGTACATCCCCAGCTCCGCCCAGGACTACGGCTTCGTTCCCCTGGACGCCCTGATCAACAAGATCGCCGAGACGCTCCTGTTCGACCGCCTGAGCGCCGAGCAGGCCGACGGCTCCCGCCCCCCGGAGTACCTCGTCATCTTCTCCGAGCGCATGCCCTTCGGGGACCTGGACCAGCCCCTCGAGGTGCCCATCGACAAGAAGGAGGCGAAGCGCCTGGAGACGGTGGTCAACGAGATCAGGAAGGGCGCCGTCAAGGTGCTCTCCGGCGTCGGCTCCGGCGAGCCCAAGGTCGTGAACCTCACCAAGAGCGACACCTTCCCCTACTACAAGGAGCGGCAGCAGCAGATCAAGGAGGACATCGCCCTGGTCTGGAACGCCTCCAACCTGGAGGTCAACCTCACCGGCTCCGGGGACACCTCCGGCCGAGCGACCTCGGAGAGCCAGGAGCGCACCGACCGGGTCAGGGGCATCTTCCCCATGATGGCGGCGATCGAGACCCTCGTGAACATGGGCATCCTGCCGTTCAAGTTCGGCGGGGGCTACCATTTCCAGTTCGAGAGCGGCCTCACCGAGGCGGAGAAGGTGAAGCTCTCCACCGAGAAGGCACGCTCCGGCCTGTACGCCGTCAACGAGGTGCGGGTCTCCGACCTGGGCCTGGACCCGTACCCGGAGAAGGAGTACGACAGGCCGAGCGGCCCGGCCCAGCCGCAGCAGGCCCCGCTGGGCACCGCCGAGGAGCCGATCTTCACCGCAGACTCAAGGCGGCGGTAAGTGGCCGGGGAGGAAGTCGGGGACCGCTCCCTGTCGCGAGCCGAGGCCGAGAGCCTGCAGCGAACGCTGGAGCTGGACCTGGTCGCGTTCTATAAGGTCGCCGAGGAGGCGGCCGTCGAGATACTGGCCAAGGGCGTGAGGCGGGGGCTATCCCCCGACGAGCTCCTGGCCGAGCTGGACACGCTTTTCGAGGAGCCCCTCGAGGGGCAAGGAGGGTAAGATGCCGGTACCGAAGCCCGAGGGCGGGGAGAGCCAGAACGACTACGTCGGCCGCTGCATGAGCTGGGCCAACGGGGAGCACCCGGATATGCCGCAGGAGCAGCAGCTCGCCATGTGCTACACGACCTTCCGGGGGGCGGCCAAGGAGGAGCTGCGGACCAGGATCGCCAAGGACGCCAGGGCGGTCCAGGAGGCCTGCTCCCGCTACGAGGGGATGGCGCAGACAGACCGGGTCGCCAAGGCCACCACCTCCTTCGACGCCGCGCACCTCCACGGCTTCGAGGTCGACTCCAGGGGCGACGGGGAGACCGGGGAGCCGGTCGCCGTCGGGCCCGGCACCGTCGAGCCGCACACCCACAAGATCAAGGCCTTCCAGGTCCAGAGCTCCGGGGGCCACACCCACGAGCTGTCGCGCCTGGCCAAGGACGTGCACGGCAAGCGCCGCCCGAAGGCCGAGGAGGACCCGGGCCTGGCCGCCCAGCCGTACAAGGATTTCAACGGCTGCGTCGCGCACATGAAGGCGAAGAAGGGCCTCACCGACGCGCAGGCCGCCCAGGTCTGCAGCGTCGCCGTGGCCAAGGGCCTGATCAAGAAGTGAGCAGGCAGAGGCGCGACGTGCGGGCCCTGCGCGAGAAGGCCCTCGCAGACCAGTGCCGCTTCCTGGAGGGCCAGGCCCTTAGGGTCATGGTCGAGCGCTACCCCGAGGTTCGCGCCGCGGTGGAGAGGGACCCGGTCATGCGTGGCCGAATCAAGCGCGTCCTTCGCCAGGAGACCGAGGCTGCCGTGTACGGGATGGTCAGGAGCCTCTGAGTGCCGGCCTTCTACCTTGACCGCCTGAGGCGCAGGTTCGGCTACTCCGGGGGACGCCTGCGGGCCCTCATGGCCGAGATCGTCGCCCACAACACCGAGGCGATCCACCGGGCCGTCGGGCGCCTGAGCGCCGACCACTACGACCGGCTCCGGGCCAGGCTCCCCAAGGCCGTCGAGCGCCGCCTGGTGCTGCCGGACCTCTCCGAGGTGCTGCCCAAGCGAAGCGTTCACATCAGGAAGGCCGCCGAGCGCGGGAAGCTGCTCACCGACGACCTGCGGGCGAAGCTGTCGAACAACCTCCGACAGGTGCTCAAGGACTTCCCCGACCAGCCCTACATCATCCGCAGGGGCGCAAAGCGCGGGAGGATCAACCCCGAGCTAACCGACCTGCTGGAGGCCCGCCTGGTCAGGACCTTCTCCAGCTACACCAGGCGCGACCCCTACTACGGCGTGCCGGCCAACGTGAGGACCATCGCGACCACCGAGGTCCGCTCCGCCGCCTCGGCCACCAAGTGGGAGTACGTCCAGCGGCTCAAGCAGCGCAACCCGGAGCTGCGCATCCTCAAGCGCTGGAAGCACAATAAGCACCTGTCCGAGCAGCCAAGGGAGCACCACATGGCCGCCGACGGCCAGACCAGGGACATCGATGACCGGTTCACCCTCCAGCGCCGCGAGAAGGGCAAGGGCGGGAGGACCCGCTACGTCACCGTGCGCCTCGCCTTCCCCCACGACCCGGAGGCCGCCCCGGAGGAGGTCATCAACTGCCATTGCGACTTCGACGTGCTGGTCACCGCGCCAAAGGGGAGGAAGGCTTGACGGCGGCGGCGGGAAGCCCTACACTCTCTACAGGGAGGGGGACGGTGCCCGAAGCGGTCAAGACCCGCCTCAGCATACACTTTCACCCGCACAACTTCGTGAGCCGGGGCCACGCCGTGGAGAAGGACGACGGGTCCGGGCATAAGAGGAAGTACCTGATCGGCGCGAGCTCCGGCCCCCGCTGGGACGCCCACGGGGAGCGCATGACCGAGCGCTGCGTCAAGGGCTTCATGGAGCAGGCCAACAAGGGGGACGTGCTCCTGTACCCCGACCTGCACGGCATCAGGTTCTCCGAGGACTTCGGAATCCTGAACAAGGCCGAGGTCGCGGCCAACGGGGACTGGATCACCGAGTACCGGCTGTACGACGAGCTCGACCAGGTCGACCAGCGGGCGGTGGAGCTGGCCGCCAAGACCTGGAAGCAGATCAACGGCCTGCCCCCCTATCGCTACCCGCGGCAGCGCGGCTTCTCGGTCGAGGGCGACGTGAAGGAGGAGGACATCCTCCAGGTCAATCGCGGCGGGCAGAGGGTCATGGACTGGGTCACCCTGGACGGCGTGATCCTGACCCCGCGGCCGGCCTACACCGACTCCGTCGCCGTGGCCGTCTACAAGGCGCTCGGGGAGGCCCCGCAGGCCGACCAGGGCACCATCTACGGACGCATGCAGGAGCGCCTTGCCGACAAGGAGCTGGAGGACAGCTTCTTTCGGCGGCGCTACCAGATAGCAGACGCCCTGGACGAAATCATCCGCGAGGTGATGCAGACCGAGGGCGGAGACCGAGCGATGCAGCTCAAGGCCGCGTACGACGAGTACCGCGACCTCATGGTGCCGCTCATCCTCGAGGCCCCCTCGACCATGTTCGAGGCCCCCGAGAACGGGCCCCGCGTTGCGGCGGCCCTAACAGCCAGGCCGGGCGGACAGGACGCGCTTCACATAGTGAAGGCCATCCGAAAAAGCATGACCGGGCTGATCCAACGTTATGAGGGGGCGGCGTATGCTACCCGCTGAGGTGCAGAGCATCATCGCCAACATCGGCTCGCTCGCAGACCAGCTGCAGCAGTACGAGCGTGGCGAGGACGCTACCGAACCCCCGGAGGAAGGGGAAGACGTGGGCAAGGCAAAAGTGAACAAGAGCGTCGACAAGCTCCTGGCCATGTTCGCCGACCTGGAGGAGAACGAGAAGGTCGCGGCCCTGGCCGCGCTGCAGGCTCTCTCCACCGGGGGCGAGCCGGAGCCGGAGCTGCCGGAGGGCGAGGTCGCCATGGACGTCGGCAAGGCCGAGGGGGCGACCGGGGAGGACGACGCCGAGAAGCGCCTGACCGGGGACCTGCCGGACGGGACGCAGGAGGCCCTCCCGGAGATCGAGAAGGCGGTCGACGCGGCCAAGAGCCTCGTCGCCGCTGGCGTGCTCAAGTGGAGCGACAAGAACGAGGCCGCCGCGACCAAGGCCCTGGCCAAGGCGACGCAGACCATCGCGAAGGCCGTCTCCCAGCACGCCTCCGTGCTCAAGTCCCTCCAGGAAGCCGTGGCCGCCGTCGAGGAGACCATTGGCGACATCTTCGAGGGGCTGGGCGTGGCCAAGGAGGTCACCAAGAGCTTCGAGGCGGTCGCTGCCGGCAACGGCAGGAAGCCCCGCGCCCTGGTCAACTCCGACGGCGACGCCGTGGAGAGCACGCAGGAGACCATCCGCGTCCTCAAGGACCTGATCAATGGCAGGGGCCGCAAGGACCGGGACGAGGAGGACGAGCTGGAGGAGGGCACCGCCCTCATGGCCGGCCGGCGCAAGGAGGCCGTGCAGAAGTCCCTGCGCGGCGCCCTCAAGGGGGGCCTGTTCCTGGGCGGCCGGGTCTGAGCCCGGCCTGAAAGTCTGAGAGCAAGGAAGGCAAGAAGCCATGGAAGCAACCGTCTACCAGCAGTACCGGAAACTGGGCCAGGTCCGGAAGTCGCTCATCCGCAAGGCCCTTGACTCCAGCGCGGGCGTCGGCGAGGCGCTGATCCCCGAGAAGCTGGAGCAGATCATCACGAACACCCTGCCCCGGCTCGCGCCGGAAATGGCCGTGTTCAAGAGCGAGTTCGACCCGCAGAAGCTCCACGAGTTCGACAAGCTCACCTCGCTGCCCGCGGCCGGCGGGGCCATGGGGGAGGGCGCGACCACCCCGACCCGCAACGGCGCCTACAGCAGGGACAACGTCCAGCTCAAGGTCGTGCGCAGGAAGGGCGCGGTCACCAACTTCCTGCAGGACGCCTCGGAGCGCTTTATCGACGCGGCCTCCGCGGAAATGGAGAACCACCTCCTGGCGCACGTCTACGACCTGATCACCTACGGCCTGTTCGGCAACGAGCTGGCCGACGCCTACACCTTCGGCGGCGTGGACAGGTTCGTGGCCACCAACAGGGTCAACGAGACTTACGGGGGCGTCGTGCCGACCTCCCTGGAGACCCTGGACGAAATGCTGGACGCCAGCAACGAGAAGGGCGGCGCCCAGCACGACCGAGTCTGGGTCATGAGCACCCGCATGCTCTCCCTGTTCTCCCGGATGCTGACCAACGTCCGCCTGAACCAGGGCCTGAGCGGCAACGGCCTGACCCAGGTCGTCCTCCCCGGGGGCTGGCGGCTGAACGCCTACCGGGACGTCCCGATCATCGAGAGCTCCTCGACCCGGCCCAAGGGGCAAATGGGAGTCGTGGGCATCGCGGCCACCGGCGCCGGAAGCGGCATCGGGGCCAACACCTACTACTTCCAGGTCGCCCCCGTGACCTGGGACGGCGAGCAGATCGCCTCCGCCGAGGTCAGCCAGGTGATCACCAACCAGGACAGCATCAACCTGACCTGGACCGCTTACACCAACGCCCTGTACTACAAGATCTATGTCAGCAAGCTCACCACGGGCGACGGCGCAGGCAAGGGGAAGCTGCGGAAGGTCATCTCCGCCTTTACCTACGACGGCTCCGGGACCATCACCGGCGTCGTGGTGGGGACCTCCTTCACCGTGGCCGACCCGACCGTGGCGCACGCCTCCGTGCCCACGCACATGCAGAGCGACGTCCCCCTGAACTACACCGCGGGCGTGCCCCCGGAGTACGTGGTGCTGTGGGACACCGACAAGTACCAGGGCCTCGGCAAGCTCCCCTACACCAACCGGGGAGGCTCCAGGTTCGGGGGCCTGGTCACCATCAAGCAGCTCGCGGAGACCGACGACTTTATCAACTTCCTGCTCAAGAGCTACACCGCGCTCTGCCCGAGCTACGAGGCGACCTCGTTCGTGCACCGCGGCCTGCGGGTGAAGTAGGCCGGAGGAAAGGAAAAGACGACGCGGGGGGAAGGCGGGGCCGATAGCGGCCTCGCCCCCCGCGATTCCCACAAGGAGGGAGAGCATGGCGAAGGTCGTGACCGGGAAGAACAAGGGGCCGGAGCAGCCGAAGCCCCCGGAGCAGCCGAAGCCGGAGGCGCAGGAGAAGCGCCCGCAGCGGCTCGTGCTCGCGGCCAGGCTGCCGCACGCCGGCCCCGGGGAGGGCATGGCCGGAATCCCCGCGAGGGGGGAGCGCAAGGCATTCCAAGTCCCGCTGGTCGACGGCGTGTTCACCGTCCCGGAGGGCCTCTCCGTCGAGGAGGGCAGGGCGGTGATCCGCGAGCTGCTCCTGTTCGGCTTCGAGGACGCCTCGAGGTCCGAGGACCAGCCGGAGCCCAAGAGGAAGCAGAAGGCCCCCAGGGACAAGCTCAAGTCCCCGGCCGTGTTCATCCACCCGGACCACACGGCCGACTCCCCGATCGACGAGACCACCTACACGGCCCACGTCGAGGGGGAGGAGATCACCCTGGAGGTCAAGGACGGCAGGGTCGAGACCCTGTCCAAGAAGGTCGCAGCCGCCCTGTCGCAGGCGGGGTTCATCCCCGACGTCGCGGGCGAGGAAGACGAGGAGGGCGAAGGTGAAGACTAATATCCTGCTTGACGAGCCGGCCGCGAGGCAGCTCAACGACTCCAGCCCGGCCGCCAAGAACGCCAGGCTGGGCGATCGCGTGAAGGAGCTGCAGCAACGGACCCTGTGCATCCAGCGCGTCCCGGTCGAGGCCGACGCCTCCGGGGGCCTGGCCTTCACCGCCGAGTACTCGGGGGAACTGGTCGACGCGTGGGTCGTGTGCACGGCCGCGAACGCCTCCGGGACCCTGGGCATCCGCAGGAGCACCACCGCCCTGACGACCCTCATGGTCTGCGCCGTGATCGACGTCCTGACACGCACTGCCCTGGTCCTCCAGAGCGGCAAGACCATCACCGAGGGGGAGACCCTGAACGTGAAGGCCAATGGCGCCTCCGACCGGGGCGTCGTGTACATGGCCGTCCTGAGGAGCTAACGGCGTGGCGGGTTCCGTAGATAAGCGAGGCCCCGCGGTCCTCATGTCCTGGGGCGAGCACTCCGCGAGCCATGGCGCGGTGCACGCGATCTCCGACGTGGCCGCCTCCGTGGCCATCGTCACCCCGAAGCGCTGGCGCTTCAAGGCTCCCGACGACGAGAGCCAGCCCTACCTCCGGTTCCGGGTCTCGGGGTCCAACGCCATCGTGGTCGAGATATTCGAGGCCCCGACCCTCACCGCCAACGGCACCGCCCTGGCCGTGCGGAACCTGAACCGCAACGAGGCCGACCGGGCCGTGGTGGAGGCAGCCTACGACATGACCGCGAGCGCCGATGGCACCAGGGTCGGAGTCGCCAGGGCCCCGGCGAACGTCGGGGTCGTGGGGCCCGGCTTCGCCATGGAGTGCGGCATGGTGCTTAAGCGCAATACCCACTACCAGCTCAAGGTGACCGTCACCGTGGACGCGACGGCCCTTTCCCTGGACGCGGAGGTCGTTGCCTGAGGTGCTGATCCCAGCCGCCGCCGAGTGCCGGGCCATCCTGGAGGGCTACGACATCAACACCGAGAGCCAGGTCACCGGTCGCACCGGGGACCTTTCCCTGGCCTCCCCCGTCGTGCAGAACATCAACACGGCGGGGCTCAGGCCGCAGTACCGGGTCTCCGGCACCGGAATCCCGGCCGGCACCAGGGTGCTCTCCGTTGACTCCGCCACACAGCTCACCATGGACGCGCCGGCCACGGCCGCGGGAGCCGGGGTCGCCCTGACCTTTGTCTATTACCCCAGGCTCTCCGACCAGGCGATCGTGGAGACCAGGGACCGGCTGGTGATTCCCTTTATCGAGGCCAAGACCGGGCAGAGCGTGGGGGTCGAGGGCAATTTCGTCGAGTACCATAGTGGGGGAGGGGGCACGATCCTGGTCCTGGAGCACAGGCCCGTCAAGGCCCTGGTCTCCGTGGAGTACGTGAGCGCCGGCTCCCCCTACGCCGTCGTGCTCACCGCCTTCGAGCTGCTGGCCGAGGAGGGCATCCTCAAGAGCAAGGTCAGTTACAACGAGGGCCAGTGGGAGGCCCCGGTCTTCCCCCGGGGGACCCTGAACATCAAGGTCACCGTCACGCGGGGCTGGGCCGACGTGCCCGCCCAGGTCCACGAGGCGATCCGTTGCCTGACCATGGAGGCGTGCCTGGGGATCGTGGAGGGGAGGACCGGAGGGGGCGATCTGAGCGTCCAGGCGTTTGGGCGCAGTTTCGGTAAGCGGGGCAAGTACAGCAACGCCAGGAATGACCTTGCCCGTCGGGCCCTGGCGATGCTGACCCCCTACCTGTCGAGGGTCGCAGGATAACAAGACCGGGCCGGGGAGGGGGCTACTACTTCTCACCCTCGGCCGCCAAACTGGCCCGGATTTTTCAGAGAGGGAGGGAGCCTTGACCAGCGAGGCCGTAGCGCACGAGCGGGACGACGCCAAGACCGACGCCCTGGACACCTGCCAGGAGCGCGGGGTCACGGCCACCTTCCGCCTGCGCGATGAGGCTCAAGTCTCCCGTGACCGCTACGGCTCGATCAAGGGGGACTCCTCCAGCCAGCTCGTCGAGGTCCCCGTCTATCCGCTGGAAATGCAGCCGGACAGGAACCGCCTCCAGCGGGCCGGCCTGTTCCAGGCCGCGCAGGCAATCGCCTGGACCCCGTCGAAGGCCTGGGAGGACGCCGGGGTCGCCTGGGGGGATATCGACCTGCGGAGGGCCACGGTGGAGGTCGCCGGGCAGGCCTGGAGCCTTACCGAGAAGGGGAGGGCCAGCCAGTTCGCCGACTCCTTCCTGTACTGGACCTTCGGACTGGAGCGCAAGTGATCAGGGCCAAGCTCTCCACCAGCTACGCCGCCAAGAAGGCCAGGATCAGGCGCCTGCCCCGGCTCGTCCTGGAGACCGCCGAGGTCGAGGGCAAGCGCCGGGCCCTGAAGCTCATCGAGCGCTTCCGCTCCGGGATCAAGGACGACCAGCTCGGGCTGCGCAGGCTGCGCCCACGCACCATCGCCCGTAAGGAGCGCCGCGGCCTGGACGCCCCGGGCACTCCGCTCTACGCCCTCGGGCCGGCCAGGCGGAATACCTACATGAATATGATGCGGATCAGTCAGCTCAAGAAGGGCTGGCGAGTCGCGCCCTCCAAGGCCAGGCACCACGAGAGCAAGCTGTCCCTGGCCGCGCTGTTCACCGTCCATGAGTTCGGCACCACGATCAAGCAGCGCCGGGGGAGGAAGGTCGTCGTCATCCGAATCCCGCCGCGTTTCGCCTTCGCCAATGCCTACCAGGCGCTCATGGCCGACCTGAGGCGCCAGGAGCCCAAGCCCGCCGTCGAGGTGAGGAGGGCGATCCGCCAGTACGTCCGGGACTCGAGGGACGCCCTGTTGCGCAAGGTCATGCAGCGCAGCAAGGGCTATTACGACTGGGACGGGATATGAAGACCCGGATCAGCGCCCTGGACTCCGCCGCCGCCTTCACCTGCACCGGGGGGATCACGGCCTCCGAGGTCGAGGGCCGCCTGGTCGCCGCCCTGGACCTCTCCAAGGCCGTCATGCTCACGATCCCCTCCGCCAGCGACGGGGAGACCGCGACGCTCACCCTCGCCCCCGCCGCGGACCTTTCCCCCTACTCCCGGCTCGTGCTGAGCCTCAAGAGCTTCCGTAAGGGCGGGCCCCCGGGCGCCGCCTTCCGGGCCATAGGGGAGTTCGCCTACAAGATCGACCTGGGCGCGGGCAAGGAGTTCTGGGTCCCCGTCTGGGGGCAGCTGACCGACGCGACCCTGGACATCTCCGCCCTTACCAGCGCCGAGAGGATCAGGGTCACCGTCCTGCACCAGGACGCCGACTACCTGGTGCTGAGCAACGCCGTCGCCTACGAGACCGAGCTCCCCCGGGACGTGTTCGAGGGCCTGGCCGAGCCCATCGAGGCCGCCCTCCTGGAGCTGGCGGGGGAGGGCCTTTCCGGGGGCACCGTGTCTGCCGCCGCTGGGGAGACCGATATCGAGGTGGAGGGGGCCTCCTTCGTGGAGCGCAATGCCTACCTGCAGATCGGCTCCGGCGCCACCAAGGAGCTGCGCCGCGTGACCAACGAGGTCGACGGGCTGTTCACCCTGGATACCCCGCTTGCCAACACGCACTCCTCCGCCCCCGTCCTGGTCCGCCTCCCCGTCCTGTTCGGCCAGTTCGAGAAGGAGATCCCGCTTCCCGGGGTCACCCTCTGGGGCATGGACCCGGAGCCCCTTCACCGCGAGGACCCGAGGGTCGAGAGGGTCGCCCACTGGGACGGTACCCAGTTCACCATGATGCGCGAGGGCCAGGCCTGCCGCTGGCGGGTCACCATCGACTGCGTCTCCCGCCACTACGAGCCGGTCGCGATCATGAGCGCCGCCGTCCGCAGGGCCCTGGGCCGGGGAGTGGTGTACGTGAACGGCCGGCCGCACGACGTGTTCCACGATCAGAACCCGAACGAGCAGGAGCCCGTGGAGGGCGCCGAGGACATTTACAGGGTGCAGTATATGCTGTACCTTGAGACCAAGGAGGAGCTATGTCCCCCAGGGAAGCTGCCAAAGACCCTGAGCCGGTCACTGTCGGTGGCTCTGTCAGGGTGAGCGGGGAGCTGAAGCCCGTCAGGGTCGCCAAGCGCGAGCCCAGGCGGTGGCTCCTCGCATTCACGCAGAACCGGAGCTTCGAGCTCCATGTCGGCGGAACCGTCCTCGCCTTCGGGCCCCACGAGGCCCGCGAGGTCGAGGCGTGGATCGTCGAGCACCCGGACTTCGCGCAGAGCCCCGTCCGGGACCTGTTCGTTGCAAGGGAGGTATAGCGCATGCCCACCAAGATGAGGACCCTCGGCGTTCGCGGCAAGAACCTGGTCACCAAGCGCGCCCGCTCAGTGGTGCCCGCGGACTTCGCCATCGCCGGCCTGATCGGTCGGTTCGAGAGGAAGTTCGACAAGGCCTTCGCGGTCGGGAGCCCCCAGGAGGCCCGGGATATTTTCGGCGACCAGCTGTTCCCGGCCTTCTACGGCTGGGACGGCCTGAACGGCTTTTTCTCCAACCTGGCCGGCGTGTACGCGACCCTGTATATCGCCTCGCACGTCGGCTGGACCGGGAGCGCGATCGATGCGGTCGCCGCCAGCTCCATGATCAATGACCGGGACGTCGGCACCCCGCTGCCGACCCTCAAGGCCGAGGCCGCCTACCAGGGGGAGAAGGAGTACGGGGTCTCCGGGAACCGCACCGGCTACACCCTCACCCTGGGGGCCCGCTTTGAGACCAAGCTCAAGGCCATCGTGTCTGCCGGCGCCTACACCGCGCAGCTCGACTCGGTCGCCGGGATCAGGGTCGGGGACTTGGTGCACTTCGATGGCGCCGCCTACGACGAGTACCACAAGATCACCGCCATCGACGAGAGCACCAGCTTCGTCACCTGGACCGACGCGGTCTGGGGCGCAACCGCGGGCGCGATCGCCGACGCGGTCAAGGTCATGGGCTTCCGCCTCCGCACCTGGCGCAAGGGGCTCACCGGGATCGTCTCCGAGGTGGAGAGCGAGCTGGGCCGCGTGTACTGCACCCTGGAGCCCGAGGTCACCGAGTTCTACGCCCCGAACGTTCACGCCTCCAACCGCTGGCTCAAGTGGACCGACCAGGCCAGCACCAACACCCCGACGCTGGACACCTGGCCGAACGACGTGGCCACCGTGGCCTACCTGACCCTCGGGGCCGACGGCACCGCCCCGACCACCAACGCCCACTGGGCCCGCACCCTGCTCAAGTTCGATAACCTGCCCGTGCGGATCATGGGCAACGTCGAGACCACCCTGGAGGCCGTTAACAAGGACGGGGAGCTGTATTGCAAGGCCCGCAGCGACGACGCCGGGGCGGCCGGGGGCCCGATATGGGTCTACAATATCCCGAGCAACCAGACCAAGGCCCAGCTACAGATCGTGGGCTCCTCTTATCAGCGCAGCGACAGGGTCCACGGGGTGATCGCCGCCCACTGGCTCAAGTCCGCCGACCCCTTCGCCTCCTCGCCCCTGGCCTCGGCCCGCGAGGTGCCGAACGTCGGCGATATCATGGGGCTGTGGATCAGGACCATTTCCCAGCGCGGAATCCACCAGGTCCCGTGCCTGAGGGACACGCCGCTGTTGGGGCGCCTCGGGGTCGTCGGGGACCAGTTCCCCGAGGACAAGGACCGCACCGACCTGGCCGAGTACGGCATCAACCTGATCCACGAGCTCACCGGAGCCGGGATCGTCCTGCGCAACCTGTTCACCCCGTCCACCGACCGCGACGAGAGCTTCTCCAACGGGCTGCTCATGCGGGAGTACATCAAGGCCTCGGCCGTGGAGAGCCTCCAGACCTCGGAGAACACCCCGAATAGTATCAACCGGATCATGGAGGACGGGTCCGCGATCCAGCGCTTTATGCACGACCTCTGGGAGCGGGGCTCCAACGGCTCCGTCAGGGAGGGGGAGACCTTTGGGCAGAGCTCCGTCGACGGGGAGCCCACCGCCGAGGAGGACCACTACGAGGTGGTCGCCAACGAGACGAACAACCCGCAGAGCTCGATCAATGCCGGGCAGCGGAACCTGCAGGTCTACTTCACCTTCCCGACCCCCGCGGGCTCCATCGAGATCGGGGTCGGGTTGCTGATCAGGAGCTAAAGGAGGGCCCCATGCAGAAGAATGATATGGCCGAAAAGAAGCGGCTCCTCGTGGACGGGGAGGAGCTTCCCGGCCTGGTCCGGGTCGCCGAGGTGATGCTGGAGTACGGCGAGCTGGAGGTGCCCGAGTTCGGCAAGGTGCGCAAGATCACCAACGGGGTCGCCACGATCCCGACCGTCGAGGCCACCTACAAGGTCTCCCGGGACACCAGCACCCTCGCCTTCCTCAAGCGCTGGCACTCCAAGCGCGAGACCCATGACGTGACCGTGGTCTACACCGACGGGCACGGCGTGGAGTACGACCGGGACCTGTGGCCGCGGGTCGAGCTCTCCGCCATGGGCCGCCCGGCCTACGAGGCGCAGACCCCGGTCTATGCCCAGGTCACCGTGCGCTTCGTTCCCTGGGACATCAAGAACGTGGGGCCGGCATGACCGAGCGCCTCCCGATCCCCCTGAGCTGTGGCGCCGGGGTCTTCGACCAGGCCGACCTCAGGGCCCCCAAGAGCGGGAGCCTGGCCGACTCCAGGGACGCCGCCGACTCCGGGGACTACTTCCGCGCCGTGCTCCTCTTTCTCCAGGGCGCCGTCACCGCGATGCGCGGCCCCGGGGGGGAGCTGGAGGGAGAGCAGCTGCGCTCCGTGCTCAGGCACCTCCCGATCCGCAGCGCCGAGCTGCTATCGATCAGGGCCATGCTCCTGCACGACCCGGACGACGGGATCGAGGGCGCCTACGACTGCCCCCGCTGCGGGGAGAGGATCGTCTGCGAGCTCACCGACGACGCGGACACCAGGGACCGGATCTCCGAGCTCAAGGTCGCCTACGCCGACCCGGAGGGCAGAGAGGCCGAGGGCTTCGACCTGGAGGTGGAGCCCCCGGTCAGGGTCGTTGACAAGAAGGATGGCTCCGCCGTGTACGAGTGTAGGAGCCTGCGTCTGGCCTGGCCGACGCTGGCCCACGCCATGGCCTCCAAGGGCCGCTACGGGGCCTCGGGGGCGACCGGCCGGCAGTTCGCGATCTACGTCGATGCCGCCCTGGAGGTGAACGGCGAGAAGGTCCTGCCGAAGTGGAGGGGCGAGTACGGGATGCTCACCTTCCGCGAGCTGCAGGGCCAGACCATCAGGGCCCTGAACGAGGCCGTGCAGCGTTACGGGATCACCCCGCGCCTTCGCAAGCGCTGCGCCGCCTGCGGCAAGGAGTGGGAGGCGGAAGTCAGGACCTCCAATTTTTTCGCCTCCGGTCTCCGCTCCACGTAGAGCCGGAGACCGGCGAGCACTGGCTGTTCCAGAGCCTGCGCCACCTGGACTTCTCCAGGCGCGTGCTGATGCTGGAGGCCTTCGCGGTCGCGCAGGCGAGCTGGGGGGCCGTCGGGCCGGAGCTCCTCGCCTCCCTGCCGTGGACGGAGTACGAGGAGGCGGTCGCCGAGGCCGCCAGGCTGCTTAAGACCAGGGAGAAGCAAGGTGTCGAGGGAGAGTGACGTCGCCTTCACCTTCGACGAGACCCCGTTCATGCGGGGGCTGAAAAAGCTCACCGGGGGCATGAAGGGCTTCGAGGACCAGGCGAAGGTCATGGCCAAGGGCGTCACCGCTGGGATCATGGGCGCCGTGCGCAGGGTCGCCGCCCTGGGCGCGGCCTTCCTGGGCGTGCGGGCCGTGATCCGTGCCATGCCCGAGGTCGGCCAGGCCTTCGGGATCGCCAAGGACATCGTCATGCGCAACCTGCTCTTTCCCCTGCGCCGCGAGGTCATGCCGCTCCTGCAGAAGATGCTCGACTGGGTCCGGGACCACCGGGCCATGTTCGCCCGCTGGGGGCAGATGATAGCCGGCGTGTTCCGCACCGCAGTGCTCATCGTGAAGACCTTCCTCGGGCTGGTCGGTCAGATCGGCAAGGCCCTGTTCGGGAACATGGACCGCTTTGAGCGCAGCCTCAACATCTTCCTGTTCAAGGTCTCCCTGACCGCGCAGTACATCGCCGACCTGTTGGCCCCCCTGATCGCGACCCTGGGGAAGGTGGCCGAGTTCGTGAAGGTGCTGAGCGGGGAGTTCCTCAAGGGCCTGGGCTCGGGCCTGAGCGGCGCCATCCCCGCGATCAAGACGATCATCAAGCAGATCGACCGGCTGGTGGACGCGATCGTGAAGCTGGATGAGAAGACCGGGATCATCTCCAAGACCTTCGAGGCCCTGGGGCGCGTGCTCGGGGAGACGGTCATGGTGGCCCTGTTCGCGATCCAGCTCACCCTGGAGGCCCTGATCGCCGGCATCGAGCGCCTTCCGGTCGCCGTCATGAAGCTGCGGGCCTTCGTCTCCGGGGACAAGGCCCTCAAGGCCGAGGCCGACGCCATGGCCAAGGACCTGAACATCGCCCAGGCCGAGCGCTTCGAGGCCCTGTTCGAGGGCATGGGGAAGTACTTCGCCGGCCAGGGCCAGGAGTGGGCCGAGTGGTGGAAGGGCCTCGGCCAGCCCCGCAAGGTCAAGGACGTGATCATCACCAGGAGGGGCGAGGTCGTGGAGACCGCCCCGGAGGACACGATCACCGCCACCCGGGGGGCCGGGGGCCTGGGCATGAGGATCACCGTCACCAACTACTTCAACGTCGCCGTCACCGAGGGGGACGCGGAGGCCGCGGGCGCCGCCTTCGGGGCCGGGGTCTCCAGGGGCCTACGGGAGCGGGTCATGGAAGACCTGTCCAGGGTAGGGGCGTAATGCTGTACCTGAGCGTCTCCGGCGCCGTGCCCTTCTTCATGTACGACCTGGCCAATCGCCAGCTGATCACCAGCCCGACGATCCCGGGGGACATCACCGATTCGAAGGATATAGTCCTTACCGAAACTCCGATCCCGGGCCTGAACTACGCCCCGGTCATGCCCTCGGGGGGAGGCAACCGCAAGCTCTCGTTCACCCTGCCCCTGGTGAAGCGTGACGAAATGCTCGGCAACAGCATACTCCTCGGGCAGTTCATGGCCCTCCGCAACCAGCCCGTCGGGGGCATGAGGAGGCGCCT